GTCCGAAAAATTATATTCCCTGACCCATGTCTGGAATTTCAACATTAATACTTGAGATATTTTACTTCGTGCTTTTAAACGCCGTTGAATTTACTTTCTCTCTATTATACGTTGGAATTCCTACATGTTTGGTCTTGTATCTCTTCTCATTTGTCTTCTGGTCATTACGTTTATCATTAATGAACCAGAAAACACTTTTACTATTATCGTACGTCTCACGCGTCATTTATTTGACCCTGATTTTCGTAGGCTCGCTATTGCTTTTGAACTTGTTGATAATGTGGATTATTGTCCTCCACCTGGACATACTCACGGTTCCGCCGCGTATCAAAGGTTTAGAGCTGTCCACAGCATTCGTACCGCTCTTAAAGAGTATACCCAGTACGATCCTTCACTTGCAAAACGAGACCTATTATATGCAGGAGTACGTGGACATCGATTTCCTCACTCAGTAAAAGATTTAAGTGCGCAGCTTCCTCTGCGTTGTATCAGAACCGGAAAGATAGTGGTAACACTAATCGATCAGGATTATTATTTTTCGGACTTATGCCAATATGGCGGTAAACCTATCGTGTTATACACGATGTGCGTTGACGCTTTAAGTGGCAAGGGAAACGACTCCCAATGGCATTTTGAAACACCTGAATGCGTTGTGGAGTCTATCAAAGGTGGCGCGGTTTATCGCCAGCGACTCTTTGATTATGGATCGGACCAGTTGGTTATACCACACTGGAAATTCGGTTTAATTCCCTCTTTTACGGTCTATGAAGTTCATTCGAAGCGGGTCGACCAAACTAACAAGATGGTCGTCTTTTTATGCCCCACTTCGACTCATTTTCTACCCATTTGGCTATTCTCATTTTATACGAGAATTTTTCTTGGCCATTGGATGAGTTTCCCCATTTTGGGCAAAATGAATTCAGTAAAACAGCACGGGAATTTTCTAGTTGGAAAGTTCAGTGCTACGGACGGTGCATACTACAGTATAAAACGTTGCGGAGACATTAGTTTCAATTCATGTGTTAATCTACCTGAAGGTGTATTCCTCGGCTTACAATTTCTTTCTAAGAATCTTGTAAAGTCCTGGTCCGCCGGTGAAGTAGAGCGATACAGTACGGAATGGGGTTACCCTATCCGTGGAACTGCTCTCCCCACGGTCTGTGAGTTTTTCTCAACACCGTTCGTCCCCGGCAATAGCGTGAACGTGTTCATACCTCCCAATACCAGTCTTGGGGATATGATTACGGACGTTGGGAAGCAGAAGGGTCGCTTAGCAGCTCCCCCCATTGTTACCAACCCCGCTACAGTATTATCAACCAATGACGCAGCCCACAGATCTTATGTGGACGAGCGGATGGTCCCCAACAAGAACTTAGCAAAGTTCGACGAACAATTGATCGCTTATGCGGAAGAGTACGTCAAACAACTGGTTCGTCAGCCCCACAAGTGTAATCCCATTTCACTTGAGGATCTTATGACGAGACAGAGCAATCCGAGGCAGCGAGTCCGGAATGCAGCTGAGTTGGGCCATTTGCCAAGAATTAAACCTACGGTAAAGACTTTTATGAAAAGTGAAGCAGCGCTCAAGGACGCGCCTGCCCGTGGAGTTAATTCATGCGCAACATCGCACACCTGGTTAACGGGTCGCTTCTCCTACGGGTTGAAGCCTTTGTTGGGCAATTTGCACCATTACGTCGTTGGTTTGCCCCCAATGGAGATAGCCAAACGTGTACAGGGCCTCGCGCGCAACGCGAAGGCCTCTGGTAGATGCGTTTTCGAAACGGATTTCTCAAAGTTAGATGAAACTATTTCTGACGATTTGAGAACGTACGTATTCGAACCATTTATGTATCGAGCTTTTAATAAAGATACACACGAGGAGCTAAAGAAGGCCTTAGACGATGACAAGCACTGCAGAGGTAATGTAGGCAGCATCGTTATACCCGATATGGGCCCGAAAAACATCTCCGGATCAGGATTTACCACCACGCTCAATACAGTTTCAGCTCCATTTCCCTTATTCGTATTCTTTCGGATGCAGGGAAACAGCATCTTAGATTCTTTCAAGTATCTAGGTGTTGCTTTTGGAGATGACGGTTTATCACTCGGCGTCCCGTACGCCGAAGCCGCCGAAGGCGCTAAAGTGTTGACCGATATAGCTGATAGCATGGGATTGAAATTGAAGGTGATTACGCATGGCGAATTATCACCCCTTTTCTTTCTCGGGCGTTCGTATCCTACCCCCAGCACAAGTCTAGTGTCTATGGGACTCCCCAGTAAGGTTTTGCCGAAACTGCCCGTAACACTAAGTGATCTGCCACAAAACATAATCGACAGATTCAGAGGTTATTATGTGACCGAGCGACACGTCCCACTCGTAAAAGAGTACATTGAGGCGGTGGCGCGGGTCATGAAATTCTCGCTTGAGATATCGCCGGAAGCTCGGGAGAAGCTTTTCGTTACCGATAAGGATTTATATCATAGGATCAGACATGGTCCATTTCCTTACGAAGAATCGGATGAAACGGCATTATTAAATAATGTCTGCCTCGACTTAAATTTAACACAAGACGAGGTTCAACAGCGCTGCGCGGCGCTTGTGCAAGCAAAGACTATTGAGGATTTTGATAATATCAAGATCAATAACATACGTGTTAATAGTCAAAAGTATCAACGCTCACTCTAAACGCGCTTTTCGGCTGCGGCAACATCATTGTCCCTTAAAACAATGATCGCTTAAGACCAACAAAACCTGATAAAATATTCGACTGGTATCAATATTTAAATCCATTAAACATTACTCCATCCAACGTTATGTCCGTTCTCACCACTAATACCCGCCGTAGAGGTGGGTATACGCAGACTACTCTCAACACCGTCGCGGCTATGGCCGGGAGGGCTGTTAATAGGGCAGTCAACAGACAAGTCAATAACATGGCGGAAAAGGCTATGGGTCGCTCGAAAGCGCGACCTGCCCCACCACCAGCAGCAAAATCTCAACAGCAAGCACAGATTTCCACGGTCAACGCACCGACATCTTTTGGCTCAGCCTCCACTAATTCATTATCGAGGACGCAGATAGTTAGTAGTACCGCATACAGCTCAATCGTTCGCGGTTCTACGCTACTCGGACCAGTTACTTTACCTACTGGAGCTATTGTCGGAAAACCCAACTGTGCTTTCTACGCATCGTCGAATCCTATAACTTTTTCGGATCGCATGCAGACGCTGGCATCAACATATGACAAGTTTGTCTACAATCGCGCTACTCTGCGCTACATCCCCAATGTGGGATCCACCGTATCAGGCCAGGTCGCTATTACAATCGACCGTGATTACCTTGATCCGCCCCAAACCGCAGGCTATGCTCAAACTTTGAGCTATGAAGCCCAAGCGTTTGGTTCGGTTTGGGTCAAGCACGCCTGTTCCATTACCAGGGATTCTCACGAGAAGCGTGTGTACTTCACCAATTTCACCTCTGATCCGAGCCTCCGCGAATCTGAACAGTTCAAATTTTATGCCTATGTGTTAGGTGCTGCAACCAGCACTGTACCATTAGGCTATCTCGTGCTCGATTACGAGATTGAACTCATTTCACCGGTCTTCGCGCCGTCCGAAGTTGCAACCAACCTATCGAAGCTTATTATGTTCGCAGGTTCTACTTCCATGAACTATACTCTTGGCAACAGCAGTATATGTGCAATTTCGATTTTGCCTACGGCCCTTTTAAACCCCGGCTCGTTTTACGAGCTCATAGTTCAGGGGCAGGCCGATGGCACGGATATTAAGTACGGATCCACCACTGGTTTAACGTATGCGCCGGAATCTTCTGGCTCGTACTTATTCTATTGTCGTGGTACAGAGACTGGTTCATTCCACGTATACACGGATTACGCTTCGGCTTTATCTAACAACATTGGCGCACGATTGTACAATGATTCAGCGGTACTTAACAATCTAGTGCCGACGAGCGGATGCACCTACCGATTGCTGACTACATCGGTAGGTTAGGGTTTCATAACGGCCCGACTGGTTGTCTCAACCAGTATAAATAAGGAGACAATGGTTTATCTTGAGCCTTTTCGTGCTCGAAATAATTCAGGTGCTATTCCTAAATTCCCAGGAACTAGCTATAATGTACTACAAGGGGGTATAAATAAGGAGACAA